CGGCATAATAAAGTCCATAGATAATAGAGGGTGGGATATTCGTACTGCCGCAGATTGGAAGAAGTTTATTGCCGGAGGTTTTTGATGAGAAAGTGGATTGGTTCTTATGATGATGTTATTTCTGGTAGTCAAATAGAAGGAATTTATAATTATCCTTGGCACTGGATTCCATCAATATATTCTAGTCATAAAGGGCAGAACGACAATAGTGAAGAACGAGTTAGAATGGATGAGGTTTGGGTCAGAGAAGAAAATAGACCATATCCAAATTTAAGAGAAGCTGTCTTGAAATCTATGAGATTTTATGGAGAGGAGCATGAAAACTTTTCTTGCATTCACCACACTGATTTTCGTATTAACAGGTATGGCGTCGATGGTTTTATGTCCTCACATATTGACAACATACATCATTCTCACGGTCAACAGTATGGATATCCCCAAGTCTCGGTTCTCTTGTTTCTAAATGATGATTATGAAGGGGGAGAAATTATTGTTGCCGACAATGAATATAACCCTACAGCTGGTTCAGCATTAATCTTCCCATCAAACTTCATGTTTCCTCATGAGGTTAAATCAGTAACAAAGGGTGAAAGGTGGAGTGTAATATCATGGTTAATGTAAGAAAACACGAAATATTTCCAACGATGGTGTATCAATTCAATTGTGGTTTTGATGATCTCAATGCAGTTGATATAACACAAATGAATACCTATATTTTGGCAAATGAAAGGGAGGATATTGTAAATCAATCTAAGGATGGTTTGCAAACTTTGTCTACATTTAGAAATTTGACAGATATTGTTTATGACCAAAATAAAAAATATCTGAATGACTTACAATACGAATTTGATGAAATAGAGATTACAAGCATGTGGTCAAATCATCTAAAGCCCGGTCAATCCCATCCACCACATACACATTCTAACAATTTGCTTTCTGGAGTATTTTATCTTCACTCGAAATTTCCGGCAACACCAATTCAATTCTTTGACCCTAGACCTCAAGCAAATATTCTGTCTCCAAGAAATGAACCAAACAAATATAATGCAAGCATGATACAATTTAATTGTTTGCCATGCACAGGATATATTTTTCCTGCTTGGTTACAACACTGGGTTCCCCCCACTCCCGTTGACAGAGTAAGCATATCTTGGAATATTTTAGTTAGAGGTCAGTACGGAGAAACTGAAACTTTCCAAAATGCTAATATCTAAAAAGAACGAAGTTTATCTAAGATTGACTGATGTTGAGCCATCTATATCAGCTGAACTCAATGATTTCTTTACCTTTGAAGTTCCCGGCTTTAAATACATGCCTGCATATAGAAGTAAAATGTGGGATGGAAAAATTAGATTGTACAATATTGTCACAGGTGAGATTTATGTGGGTCTTCTTCCCTATATAGAAGAGTATCTTAAAAATAATGGTGAAGGTTATGAATTCGCAGACGGGATCACAAGTAAAAGAGATGTTGCCAGAAGTGTGGTGCAGGGGTTTGTGCGAGGGCTTAGACCCACTCTTAATGGAAAAAGAATTGAAGTACGAGATTATCAACTTGATGCCATTGCCCACGCTATTGCCACAAATCGTTCTTTGCTTATTTCTCCTACTGCTTCCGGTAAGTCATTAATAATATATTGTCTTGTTCGTTACTACCAAATGATGGAACTGAAGACTTTAATCTTGGTTCCAACTACTTCGCTTGTCGAACAGATGTATAAAGACTTTGAAGATTATGGGTGGAGTTCTGGAACATATTGTCAGAAAATATATCAGGGACATGATAAGAAGATAACAAAGGATGTTGTGATATCAACTTGGCAATCTATCCATAGAATGCCTAGACAATACTTTAGACAGTTTGGTACAGTGTTTGGTGATGAAGCGCATTTGTTTAAAGCAAAGTCTCTTACAGGTATTATGACAAAACTTGACACCTGTAAGTATCGTTTTGGACTGACAGGCACACTAGATGGAACTCAAACACATAGATTGGTATTAGAAGGATTGTTTGGTAAGGCAAAATATGTTGTAACCACCAAAGAATTAATTGATGATAAAACATTAGCTAACCTAAAGATTGATTGTATAATTTTAAAATATCCCAATGAGGATAGACAAATAGTAAAGGACTTTGAATATGCCGCAGAACTGGAATACATCGTCACTAAGGCTGAAAGGAATACTTTCGTATGCGATCTTGTGGGCCATCTTAGTGGCAACACTCTCGTTCTTTTTCAGTTCGTAGAAAAGCATGGTAAGATTCTGTATGATATAATACAGGATAAATACAAAGACAGAAAAGTTTTCTTTGTATACGGTGGCGTAGATACAGACACCAGAGAAGAAATACGAGAGATTGTAGAAAATGAAAAGGATGCCGTTATTGTTGCGAGTTACGGTACTTTCAGTACTGGTATTAATATTCGCAACATCAACAACATCGTGTTCGCAAGCCCCTCAAAAAGCAAAATCAGAGTGCTTCAGTCGCTTGGGCGTGGGTTGCGGCAACAGGGAGGGAATAAAACCTTACGACTCTATGATATTGCTGATGATCTCTCCCTCGATTCTAAACTCAATTTCACTTTGAGACACTTCAAAGAACGCATAAATATATATGATGAACAAAAATTTGATTATGAAATTAAAAGGATAAACTTAAAATGAACACAGATTCTTATAAAGTTTTGAAATTGTCTAACGGTGAAATGATTGTGTGTGAAATCAACAATTACGATGATAAAATATATGATATTATAAATCCACTAAGAATGGATGTTGTTCCAATAAAAAGTCGAAGCGGTGGAATAGGCGAAACCTTGAACCTGACGCCGTGGATGCAACATTTTACAGACCAAAAGTATTTCAATATAGATAAAAGTCATTGTATCTTGATAGCTGATGCCTCCGTAGGATTGTCAAAGTATTATGAATATGTGATGCTTAGAATTGATGATGGCTGGGAAAATGAAGATAAGTTACTACCTGACGATGAACCAGATAATGATGATATTTATGATGAATTATTAATGGATTCTAAAACAGATTCTAAACTTATTCACTGAAAACTCCACATAGTAATAATAGACAATTTTTGACCCTTTGTCAATACCCCTTTTAATAATATTTGGGTATTGACAAATATATCCTTTTGGTGTATGATTATATAGTATTTAAAGGAGTAATAATGGCAAAGAAAAAAAGTATTCATTATGTAGATAATAAAGAATTTCTACAAGCAATGATTGAATGGCGTGAACAATACGATATCGCTGTAGAGGAAGATAGATTAACTCCTCCTGTTACAAATTATATCGGAGAATGTTTTCTAAAGATTGCAACTCATTTAGCATATAGGCCCAATTTTATTAATTACACATATAGAGATGAGATGGTTTCTGATGGTATTGAAAACTGTTTGCAATATGTTAAAAACTTTAATCCAGAAAAATCTAACAATCCTTTTGCATACTTTACACAAATAATCTATTATGCTTTTCTTAGAAGAATTGCAAAAGAGAAAAAGCAAAGTCATGTTAAAAATAAAATAATTGAAAAAGAAGTATATGATTCATATTCTACTATGGACGGAGATGATTCAGTATACAATATTGAAACCATTGATTTAGGCGCATTTTTACCTATTGAAGATGTTTATAAACCAAAGAAAAAAGAGTCAACAAAGAAAAAAGGGTTGGAAATCTTTATGGAGAATGGTGATGAAAAGTCCGTATCCTAATTTAACTTATAATTTTATTAACTTCTTTACAAACAACTTCAAAGACCTAAAAGAAAAAACACTTCTTGAAATTGGTTCTGGAGAATCAACTGCTTTTTGGTCAAGTCATTTTAAATCAGTGTATAGTTATGAGAATGATCCACAATGGACATCTATGGATGTAGCTGAAAATGTAGATTTAGTTTTATATAATCCCACAACTATATTTGATGATGATTTATTTAAACATAGAGTCAGCACTAGTGATTTTATCATTATAGATAATCATCCAAAGGTTTTGCCAAGAGAATTATTTTGTAAGTTTGTGGAGAAACATCAAAACAGTAACAGTCAAGTTATTCTCGATAATGGTACGTGGAACTTAAATGCGTATAATTTTATGTTGGGTAAATATTTCTGTATGGATTTTCCCGGCGAAAACAAAAGTAAAGGGACAACGGTGACCTCTTTATTCTTTGCGAAAAAGACAAGTAAGTATTTCCGTCCAGAACAAATAAAGATATGGGAGAAAGATTCTTGAAAATTGCACTAATTACTGATACCCATTTTGGGGCAAGAAATGACAACGCAAATTTTAATGATTATTTTTACAAATTTTATGAGGGTGTGTTCTTTCCATATTTACACCAGCATAATATAAAAACTTGTATTCATTTGGGCGATGTTATGGACCGTAGGAAATTTGTTTCGTACAAGACTGCGAAAGATTTT